AGCCAGAATGCCATCGGATATCTCCTCAGTTCGAGAGGGCGCGGCGCACGGCGCTCGCGACCTGGCGGGAAGAACGCTGGAGCGACTGCGGCGCACTGGCGCCGCGCGGGGCGGAGAGATTGATCGCCACGCGCACGTCGCGTGCCCGTCCGCCTCCGGTCTCGATGCGCCCGGCGGAAGTCGGCACGAACAGTTCCGGCCCGCGCTCGCCCACGACGTAGCCGCGCCCCGGTGCAACGTTGCCGCCGGTGGCGCGGCCCGGAAGACCGCCGGCCAGGCCGAGCGCGCCGGTCAGCAGGCCCGAGATGTCGAGGCCACCGCCCGTACCGCTGCCGACCAGCGCCGAGGCGAGCGTCTGCGCGGCCTGCCCGGCGATGGCGTCGAGCGCGGAGTTGGCCGTGCGTTTGAGGTCGTCGAAGCCGAGGCTGCCCTTGCGGATCGCGCCGGAAAGGCCGCGCTCCAGTGCGTCACCGGCGCGGGTGAAGCCGGAAACGAGGTTGCCGTCCACCGCGCCGCGCATCTGCGCGATGTCGCGGGCGAAGCCGTCGGTGCCGGCGCGCACTTCGACGAGGAGGCTGTCGATGTCATCGTCCATGATCGTCTTCCATCAGCTTGTACAACGCATCCCGGTCGAAGCCGGATGCGGTGTCGGCGGCCAGCAGGCCGAGCGCGGCGGCAAGTTCGGCGGGGGTGGCGGCCCAGAATTCGGGCGGCCGCCAGCCGAGCACGCGGGCGGAAACGCCACACAGCGCAAGAGCCGCCGCCGCGAACGTCATGCGCTGCCCTTGAGGATCTGCCCGAGCAGCACCCGCAGCGGCGCGGCGCAGGCGGCAAGACCCTGCGCGACCACCGCTGCGCCCACCACCTCGCGTTCCGGGCGGTCGTCATCGGGCAGGCAGTGCCAGAACAGCGCGGTCATCTCGGCAAGGCGCAGTTCGCCTGCTCCGGCACGCTCGACGAGGGCGAACAGCGGGCCGAGTTCCTCCTCGGTGGCGACAAGCGCGGTAAAGCTGGGGCGCAGCAGGTGCGCGCGGCCCGCGATGGTCAGGCTGGCCTCGCCGCGCAATGAGTTGGGCAAAGCGTTCGGCAGGGCGTTGGTGGTCATGCCGGGAGCACCTGGCCCGAGCTTTCAAGCTGCAGCGTGTAGTTGCGCTCGCCGTTGAAATCGCCCGCGTAGTCGAGGCGCTGGACGAGGAACCTGCCGCGCAGGCGCTCGCCGCCCTCGAAGCTCAGTTCGTAGTCGTCGAGCGTCCCGGCCATGGCGTTGGCGCGCACCTGTGCCTCTGCCGCGCTGCCGAGGAAGATCCCCGCCGCGCTGACCGAGACCGAGCGCACGCCCGCGCCCGACAGCAGTTCACGCCAGCCGCCGCTGTCCTTGGACGTGACGACCACCGCGTCGCCGGTGACGGACATCTGCGTCGTGCGCAGGCCCGCGACGGTCTGGTAGGCGGCGGGGGCGGCGCCGTTGGAGATCTTGAGGAGGAAGGCGCTGCCTTTCTGGGCGGGCATGGTGGGTCTCCTTGGGGTGAGATAAAGGGAGTCGTCATCCCGGCGCATGCCGGGACCGTGGGCAGGTCTTGAGGAGGAATCTGGCGTCGAGGCCCGCCGGACTTGATGGCGCGTCTAAAGACGGCCCACGGTCCCGGCATGCGCCGGGATGACGGGTCAATCGGCCAGCAGCCGGAAGCGGTATTCCAGCAGGATTGCGCGGCGGTTGTCGGCTCGCTGTTCGGCGCGGGCGCGCAGGAACTGGGTGGTCGCGATGTGGAAGCCCGCCTGTTCGCGTGGCAGGCTGTCCACCCGCGCCTCGATGGCCGTGACGAGGTCCGCCGCGGTGTCGGGCGCGTCGCCCCGGCAGTGGAGTTCCAGCGCCACGCGGACTTCGCGGCCGGGGGCGGTCTTGCAACTCCAGTCGGCGCTGGCGCTCGATGCGATGGCGAGCCAGGGCAGACTGGTGCGCGAGGGCGCTTCCTCGACCACGGCGTTGAGGCCCGCGGCGAGCATCGCGTCGGCGGCGAGCCAGGCGATCAGGGCTGCGCGAAGGGCGATTTCCATGGCTTATCCTTTCGCGAAGAGGGGCCAGACGAGCCCGGCGTGACGCCAGCGGCTGTCAGCGTTGCGGGCGGCGAGGCGGCGGCTGGTGGCCCGGGCGGCGGCGAGGGCCGCGGCCTTAGAGGCCAGTCGCCTGGCGAGGGCGTCGAAGTCGGCTTCGGCCTCGATCATGCGAGGCGCATCCGTCGCCACGGCCGCCACAGCGCCGCGACCGAGGCGGGCGGTAGCGGGGCCGCGCCCGAAGTCTCGCGCTCGCGGTGCTGGTGCGCGGCGAGGCGGACGACGCCGTGGCGCAGCGATTCGGGCAGGGCGTCCCACTCCGGCGCGATCCCGGCGGTGAAGCGCACCGCGACGCGGGCGCGCCCGTCGTTCAGTGGCAGGCGCACGCGACCGGTGCCGTCGGCGCCGAGGTCCGCTTCCCAGCTGCCGGGCGCGAGCGGGGTGCGGGTGCCGTCCGCGGCCACGGCCTCGACGGCGGAGATTGCGAGCACCGGGCGGGTCGAGAGGGTGTGCCAGCCGGCGCATGGCGGCAGCAGTTCCTCGCACTCCGCCTCGATGGGCAGGGTGCCGGTGAACGCCTCGCAGGTGTCGAGCGATGCGCCTAGCAGTGCGGTCAGCGCCGCATCGTCGCCGCCGATGGTGATGCCGAGCCACTGCTTGAGCTCGGCCAGCGCCGGGGACGGCAGCGCGGCCGGCGATAGGATGACCCGGTTCATGGGTGACTCCGATGTGAGGGGGAAGAGAAAGGTGCCCGCGCCGCCGAAAGGGCGGGGAAGACGGCGCGGGCCTCGACCGTTTCAGGTCGAGATCGGGGTCAGGTCGAGATCTTGAGCAGCTTGATCGCGTCGGAATCGAGCACCTGCCCGCCGATGCGCTTGGTCGCGTAGAAGTGGACGAAGGGCTTGTTGGTGAACGGATCGCGCAGGATCGAGGTCGCGGTGCGCTCGGCGATGAGGTAGCCCGCGCGGAAGTTGCCGAAGGCGATCGGCAGCGCGCCCGCCGCGATGTCCGGCATGTCCTCGGCCTCGACCACCGGGTAGCCGAGCAGGCGGTTGGGCTGGCCTTCGAGCAGGCCCGGCTGCCACAGGAACGAGCCGTCCGCCGCCTTGAGCTTGCGCACCTGCGCCAGCGTCTTCGAATTCATCACCCAGCTCGCGCCCTGGCGGTGCCCGGCCTTGAGCGCATGGACGAGGTCGATCAGCTTCAGTTCCGGCGAGGCGTCGAAGCCGTTCGCGTTGGCCGAGACGATGTGCTGCAGCGTGCCGAAGGCGCGGGCGCCGTCAGCCGCCGTGCTGGTCGTGCCGGTCAGGAAGCCGCGCGGCTGGTTGGTGCCGGTGCCGGTGACGAAGGCGGCGCCCTCGGCGCGAGCGAATTCCATCGCGATCTCGTCCGCCAGCCACGACTGCACGTCGAAGGCCGCATCGTCGAGCATGGCCTGGCTTGCTGCCGGGTTGGCGTAGAGTTCACCCGCCGGGGGCGCGATTTCGGCGAAGCTGGGTGTCGCGGTCTCGGCACGGGCGCCGGTCTCGCTCACCCAGCCCGACGCGGTGCCGCCGGTGGTGATGAGCTTGCGGTAGCCCGCCGAGCCGGTCTGCACGACCTGCGCGATCGAGCGGATCGGGCTGATGGCCTTCAGGCGGGCCGAGATCAGCGCGTCGATCTCACGCGGGACGGTAAAGCCTCCGTCCGCCGCCACCGCGCCGGAGAGCGATTTCAGCTCCGTCTCGCGCCCGGCGCGCAGGTAGCCCTGCACGAAGCTCTTCACCTCGATGCTGGGCGCAGCGCCCGCGCCTTCGATGGCCGGGCGGGACGCGGCGCGGGACACGCGGTCGAGGCGGGCCTTCACGTCGTCGACGTCGCCGCGCAGTGCGGTGACGGCGGCATCGGTCGCGTCCTGACGCGCGACCAGGTCGAACGAGGCGTCGATCGCCTCGACGGGAGTTGCGGATTCCATGGGGTAGGCACCTTTCGTTGGTGGGGAAGGGGGGGAAAGGAGGGGTCAGGCGACCAGATGCACTCGCGCGTCG